AAAGATGAGAACGGATTCATTTTAACACATCCCGATCAATCTTCGTATTCGCGGTCTTCCCACGCTTGACAAACCCGCATGTCATTGCAGATGAAGTTCAGTTTTTCGCAGCGACCACGGAACCCAGCGCTCTTGTCATAGGTCGCCATCGGGATGCGCTCAATACGCACTTGGGTCATGAAGCTGTTGTCGTAATACTCACAATTGGAGCAATGCTTGCGACGTGCGTCCTTCTCGTCGCACTGCATAGCCTCAGCCAAACCAGCGTAGAACTCTTTGTTTGCGCCTGGTTCATTGGTCGGAACTTCAGGGCCATAGTTCCAGTCCTGCACCGCCACTGCGTAGTTTTTCTTGTTCTCGGATGTGCTGATGAATTCCTCTTCCATCGGCAGGCCCATAAAGCCCTTCGGCATCATCATGAAGTCTTTCATACTGTTCTCCTTATGTAATTTCACGACCAGATGCGCGGATGGTCAACGAGGTGGCTGCTCCGGCAATGGTACTGATGAAGCCGCTTGGTTCCAGCGCCTGCCCGACCAGCTCGGGGCAGGTGTAACACTCATCGACAGCAATGCTGCGGGTATCGAGGATCAAGTTTGATGCTCCTGCGCTGCCGCCACTGGTCACCAGATTGACGCTGAACGTCACGTTGCCTGCTGTGGTGTTGGTGACGGTGAACTTGTCGATGATGGTCTTGCAGTTCGTCGCGGTGTACTGCGTTGTCTGTGCGTTTTCGGCTTGCTTGGCCGGGATGAGGACTTTTACGGTGACGGTCATGGCAACACTCCAAAATGAATCAATTCGACTTCTTCCACCGTGGTGGCGGCATCTACCTGCGCCACCAAGGTTGATTCTCTTTCATACAGCGGGATCACCTGCGCGGCAATCTCTAGCGCAATCTGCTCAAGCTGCGCCAGCGTGTAGACCGAGTAGACGCCGTTCACATCCTTGTAGCCGCACTCGGCGGGTTGTCCCGCCGCCGCCGCAAGTTGCGTAACTTGAATGGCGATGCTCAGTTTGTTGTTGTCCGACTCTGTGGAGCCAAACACGCCCAGCGAGGTGGTCTTGTCGGCGTACATCTCAACGCTGCGTGCCGCTGCGATCTCGGCTTTCTTCTTGGTCTTTGCTTTGTCAAGATCAGTCTGTGTAACGTCTTGCGTTACAACGCCACCAAACAGTTTGCAGTTGGCATCAGCGACTAGCAGCGTTTCTGCCGTGGCGACTAAGCCTGCTGTGATCGGCGTGTAAATCTGGGTGGAGAAGCGATCAACAGGGCGATCTTGGTCTGTTGCGCGGTCTGCGCTGATGTATGACGCCACCGTGGCGAACAAGTTGTCCTGCGCGTCCACGATGATCGAGTTGATGCGGTGGTAGTCGTAGACCACGCCCTGAGCGTTGGTGAGTTGTTTGGTGATTGCCATGTTATATCGTAGTTGAGTCGGTAATTAGGCCGAGGTTGGCAAGTTGGGTAAGTAAGTCTTGGAGTGCAGCACCTGATGCGCGGGAGCCTGTGACTGTGGGTTTGACTATGGGGGTTGCGCCGTAGAAACCTATTGTTGGCGCTCCTGACGCACCAGCAACTTTAAGGCCCGAATTGCTAAAGGCATTGTTTAGGGTTGCAAATCCATTTGTAGTGCTACCAATCCCCGGAGTAAGTTCTATGTTTCCACCCGTGTCTCCATTTCCACCCAGAAAAAATACTGAACCCCCGTTTGTTAATGTTCCATTTCCACATTGAAATTGAGCACCACTACTGAACCCAACAAAACCGCCGCCCTGCCCTCTCACATATCCCGGGCTTACCGTACCATTCCCAGCAATAAGATTTACAATTCCGCTGATTTCACCGCTGCCGGTTATCAGATTAAAATCCCCGCCGTTTCCAGATGTTGTGCCGCCATTTCCTGATGTGATATTGATTGCGCCGCCGTTTCCAGTGGTTCCAGCGTTGCCAGATGTAATACTTAATGCGCCGCCATTACCTGCGCCTGTTGGCCGTCCGTTACCAGAGAGCAGCGTAAGCGTCCCGCCTGGGCTTGTTCCAGTCGTTCTGATGCTGTTTTGTGCAGCAACAATAAGCCCAATCGGGTTTTGGGCGGTGGTTGGTACGCGAGTGGTGTAGGTTGCTGATCCTGTCGTAGCACCAAGATTTACTGTGCTGGTGGTGCTGTTAAAGGTGAAGTTGGCGCTTGCCCCAAACGCATTACTATTGTTGAACTGAATCTGAGTGTTAGAGCCAGCAGCAGTAAGCGTAGATGCATTGGTCAGCGATGCAGAACTAACAAGCCCAAGACTGTTGAGTGCAGTAACTACGCTGCTCAGTACGTTACCTGTGCCAGAGGCTGTTGGGGCAGGTTTGGTTACTGGGGTTGCGTTGAAGAACCCCATCTGTGAAACGCCTGACGCCTCAGTTACCCTAAAACAATCAACATTTGAATCGGTTCCAAGAATGATTGTGCCGCTTCCAGCACCGCCACCACCGATAAGAATTTGGAAATTTCCAGAAACATTAGAGCCAGAACCGCCAGTTTGCAGGTAAAAATCCCCGCCGACGCCAGAACCAAACGAATTATTTCCCGCTAACATTTCATACCGACCGCCAGTACCTGTTCCTTCTGCAACTCCGGCGTTCATGCTAAACGCGCCGCCACTACCGTTAGGGGGGGAACCATTGCCAGAAATAAACGCGATAGTGCCGCCGCTGCTTCCACCCGCACCCGATGTAAAATCAATACCCCCGCCAATGCCGGAAGGTGATTGCCCAGAAGAAAAATTTAAACCTCCTCCAGTACCCGTTCCAAGGGCTGTGCCACCAGCAAACTGCAACCCGCCCCCCGCGCCATTAGTTGCGCTTGCGGTTTTGCCTCTAATAAGCAAAGCCCCCGCAACAGTAGAACCTGTAGGCGCAAGGGTTTCAATGGTCGTCGTCGCCCCAGCGGGCCCAACGGTGAAGGTGTTTGTGCCTGTGGCGTAAGTAAAGTTTGCGCTTGCCCCAAAAACCCCAGCGTTATTAAACTGAACCTGGGTGTTTGCTCCAGCAGGCGTGACAGCCGGAGGTGCAGAAAACGGCGGAGCAGATTCCAACGCTTGAATCCGCTTGGTAATTTCAGCAAGATAAGATAGAGCCTCTGCTTGGCCATTGAGGTCTACGACTTGAGAAAGGGCATTGATCTGGGCCAGCGCCTCATTTGCAGTAGCGGCAGCATTGTCGGCCTGAAACTCAAAGTCAGTTCCGACGATGACTTGCAATGTGTCGACAGTGGAGAATAAAAGCTCAAACTGCCTGATCTGCTGTTGGTCGGTCAGAAACGCAGCAAGCTGGTCTCGCGTTAAATTCAACCTGCGGGAAATGGGAGCGGTTGCCATCAGTACGCCAATGCTTCAATTTGTGCTTCTAGGCGAATGAATGAGACGTGAGCGTCGCTATCGCCTCGGAAACGCTGAATGCGCCAGTTGCGCATGTGACCCTGCTGGAACCACGCGAGGCGCTTGGAAGTGCTTCCGATGGTTCCGACTGCGATGCTGCGGTCTTGGCTCCATACAAGCCCATCCACACTGTAGCTGGTGCTGATCTGCGGTTCGGTGCCGAGTGCGACACTGCCAGTGAGACTGACCAACTCCAAGCGGTTGAAGATCGCCCCGTTGCTCTCGTTATAAACGATGAGCGTGCCGAATTCCCAGCGAACTTGCTCGCCCCAGTGGTGGCCGGTGTCTTGCACCAAGTAGCCGATATTGCTTGATTGCGGATCTCCGACCAGCCATTTGTCGTAGGCGTACACCAGATTGCGGGCGCGGTACTGGCTGAACTCGACCACGCTGGTGGTGAGCGTAAACCAGACCCGTTCCTGCAAAACCTCGGAGGCGGCTGCGTCATAGACTATGGTGCGATCCGGCAGGTGGACGTATAGGTGCTCGTGAGACTTGTCGTTACGGGCTTCGAGCTTGACCGTGGCTAGTTGCGACTCGGTGTAATTGAGCAGCAGAGTGTCGATCTCTTGCGTGCTGATCTTTTGGGTCTGTGCTGAAACCCCAAGGTAGATGCCCGGTGCTTCGTTGCGACCACCGCCTAGAAAAGCGATGCGGTCAGCGTATACGCAGCAAGCAAATGTGCCGACCACACCCTTTGTAATCTGAGCACCGTCAATACGTGCAAATGGGAAAAGCTCGCCGCCAACGTTGTCAAACACCTCGATGGTGTTGCGGTTTAGCGCATAGACCTCGTTTCGGAGTTTAAGCAGCGCCACCACGGGGTCAGGATCGACTTCAGATGATCCATATTTCAGCGGGTTGACTTGTGTCGGATCAGTCAGCTCGGTGACGATCAGGAACTCTCCGTCTGTCGTCATGAAATAGCCATCGACCCAGACCACATCCAGCACCACGCCTAAGTCAGGGTCTGTGACCTGCGTTAAGGTCGAGCCGCTCCAGTAATAAAGTCGCCCACCTGATGCAATTGCAAGCAGGTCGAAGCTGTAGTCAAAGGTCACCAGCGTGTCGGTCGGGCCTCCAACGTCTCCCAACTCAGTCACAACGCCAGTGCTAGAGACCTCAACGAGCTTTGTACCCATTACTCGATAACAGTCGCCTTGCCAGTTAATGCCGCCGCGGTCAATGCCTGGACCTGTGCCGTTGGCCACAATGCCGTCGCCTGGCCGCAGGAACCCGTTGCTGATGCCAGACTGCTTTGGCACGGGGACAAAGTTGACAGGGTAAGCGGTGCGCAGCTCTGGAGCGTTGTCAGCGTAAATGCCGTTGAGGATTGGGATTTGCATTGACTACTTCGCCTTGTTTCTGGCCGATATTTTCTTGGCCTTGGCTTGTGCATCAGCCTTTGACGATGCGCCCCAAGCTCTCAAACTCAGCAGCAGGCGGGTCGGTTCGCCATCCTTGTACTCAGGGCCAGGATTGCCGCCCATGCGAGCCAAGAACGATGCCCTGCGCGGATTGTCGCCAGACTTGACTGGAGGCTTCAGGTTCATTCCATCGGCCTTGGCGGCAGCACGACCCTTGGCGTTCAAGCCGCCCTTGGGGTTCTGGCCTTCTTTGCGTGCGTAGACTGGTGTCTTCATCGGAAGCTCTTGATCTTTGCAGCCACCTTCTTGGGCTGCTTGGCGAACTGTTTGCCTTCCTTTGTAGCCTCACGCTTTGCCCGTGTGGTTGCCGCATACTCAGCCGCAGTCAAGGCTTTGATGGCCTTTTCGGGCATT